GCAGCTCTTCGATGTCCAGGCGGGTACGCTGGTCGCCAGCGGCGATGCGCTCGCGGCTTTCGGTCTCGATCTGGGCGCGGGTGATGCCGTGCTTGGCATCGGCCAGCGCGGCCTGGGCTTCCTGCAGCTGCTGCTTGGCCTGCTGGGATTCCTGCATGAGCTGGACGATCTGCTGCTGCGCGGCAGGCGGGATCGGATCCTGATCGTCGTCGCCCTCGCCGGCGGTGAGCTGGGGCGGCATGGTCTTCTTGATTCGGTCGGCGATCTGATCGGCACCGTCCCAGTCGAGGTTTTCGACCACCTTGTCGCCGGCAACGTCCATGAGCTTTGGCCAGGCGGTGGCCAGTTCCTTCATCCCCTTGGCAGCTTCCTGGCGCCTGGTCTGGAAGCTCGGGCCGGTACCGATCGTGATGTCGTACTGGCCGACGGTCAGGTCGTTCAGCACCTTCTGGACCTGCGTTAGCGGGTCGACCACGGCGGCGCCGGTGTTCGTGTCGACCTGGGGCACGTTGATCTCGGCGTCCGAAATGGTCTCGTCGTCGTTGAGGATCTGGACCACGCGCTGGGCGTCGTAGTAGTGCGGGATCATGTCGACCAGGCAGCGGCCGCAATGGCGGATCGAGCGGTTCAGGTTGTCGACGTAGTGGAAATTGGCCACGTCGCCCTGCCGCTGCTGCTCCTGCTCCTGCACACCGCTGGTCGCGTTGCCCTGAGCGCCGAGCGAGGCGTCAAACAGGCCGGTGACCGCCTTGATGTTGTCGGCTGCGTGCATGGCCATCTGCAGCATGCCGACTGGGACGTCGGCCATCGGCGCGCGCTGCGGCGCCGGCGCCAGGTTGCCGTCAACGGTGACAGGGTTGTACTCGAGGAATGGGAAGCTGCGGCGATTCGCCTGGGCCCACTTCTTTTCCATCCCTTCGAACTGGCCCTTGGCACCGATGAATGGCGACTTCGGGCGCAGGGTGACTTCCTCGGTGGCCGAGGTCATCCAGAAGTTGTACATGCGCGCCGGGTCCTTGGCATCGCGAATAATGCCTGAGCGGACCACCTTGCCCTGGATATCAATTTCGTTACCCCATACAGGGAACACCGGGATCCAGCGGCACTTGATGTCGGCCTGCTCGAGCACCTTGCCGGCGGTGGCCTTGACCCACTTCAGCTGCGGCACCATCGTGTCGCGCTCGGCCTTGGCCTTGACGCCGGCCGGCAGCTTTTCGACCACGTCGCCCGAGTCGAGCAGGTAGATCTTTCGCTTCTCGTACTCGAAGTAGTAGTACTCGACCACGCGCACGTAGTTGCCGTCCATCCAACCCGGCTGCAGCTGCATGCCGACCACGCCGGCGGTGCTCTCCTGGGCGGCGCCCGGGTACTCGCGGTCAAAGTCGGCGCGCGGGGTGTCCCAGACGATCGCGCAGCGCTTGGCGTCCGATCCGTCGGCCTCGGTGCTGCCGGCGTCCCAGAACACCTTCAGGGGGTCGCGCTCGCGCTTGAACTTGATGACCTGGTTGAACGACAGCGGCGATTCGTATTCGGTCACCAGGCGCCAGAAGCCCCAGCCTATCGAGGCGGCGCTGTTCACGGCGGTGTCGTAGGCGATATCGGCGTTGCTGGAGTACTCGATGTGACGGATCAGGCCCTGGTAGATCTTGGCTGCTTCCTTCGTGGCGCCGCTGCCAACCGGGTGCACCTTAATCGACGGCTTGTTCATGCGCTGCTCGTTCGTGACCTGGCGCTTGTAGGTGGGCAAGCGGTTGAAGGTCAGGCATGGCCGGCCGTCGCGGTCGCGCTCGGCCTTCGTGTTCTCGGGCCACTGGTTGCCGGCTTCGAACTTCAGGTCATCGACCGCGGCGTTGCGGTTGTCGCTCTCGGCCTTGATGGATTGATCCACGAAGTCGCGGATCTCCTTCAGCAGCGTGCCGTTGCTCGGCTTGGAGGTGTCTTTATCGTTGCTCATTGGCGGCGGCCCAGCGTTGCGCCGCGGTGCGCGGCAGGCGGATCAGGAGCACGGGCGTGTCCTGCAGGCGGACGAACCCGAAGCGGCGGACGTACCAGTCGGCCAGCTGCTCGGTGGTGAGGCCGCCGACACCGAAGGCCTCGGGCGACAGCAGCAGGAACATGTCGTTCTGGTCGGCCTGCTCGCAGACCTCGCGCATCAGCGCGCCGGCGTGGCCCTGGCCGCGCGACCAGCGGTCGGTGCGCAGACTGGTGATCTCCAGCACGCGGTCGCGGTCGGCCACCGGGATGATGCTCGAGTGGCCCAGGTTGAGGCTCGAATGCCCCATGGCGATATGGCCGGGTTTCATGCCATCCATGCACCTTCTCCCATGTAGTCGTCTTCTTCGGTTGTTTCTGGCTGGCGGGTTGGCTTGACCAGGGCGGGGAACAGCTCGGCCAGTCCCCAGATGTGCGCGTCGGCGCGGTTCGGTGAGCGGGCGCCGGTGTAGCCGCCGGTCGAGAAGGCGCACATCTCGTCCTCGAGCTTCGCGAAGACGCCGACGTGGCGGATCTTTCCCTGCTCGTAGAGAGCGGAAAACGGCTCGGCGCGCTGGGCCTTGCCGCGGCTGGCCGTGACCATGCGGAAGTTGACGCGGGTCTTCGCGTGCGCGGCTGCGGTCTGGACCACGAACTTGACCATGCCGCCGCCGAAGTTCGATTCGCCCACAATCGCGTCAGCCTGGTGGCGTACGTAGGCGTCGACGGCGATCCGGCCCCAGGTGCCCGGGCCGGCCTTCACGGTCAGGTCCTCGAGCAGGTAGGCGTTGCCGTCCTGGCCCAGGCCCGACACGGTGATGCCCACTTCGTCGTTGTCCGCGTTCTGCTCGTCGTCGCTGGCGCCGCTCGGGTCGACCGAGACCACCACGCGCACCAGGGCGGGCACGTCCTCGCTCTCGGCGCGCCACTTGTCCATCACGGCCTCATCGAACAGGGCGTTGGGCGTGGCCTCGGCAAACTCACCGTCCACGAAGCGGCGCTTCATGCGGCCGGACAGGCCGTCCAGGGTCTCCAGGTACTCGGGCGAGAGGTTCGCCGCGTTGTCCTTCGGATTCATCTGGAAGCTGTCGTAGTTGTCCGGCCTCGCCAGCGGCATCTTGGTGTCCGGGTCCAGCTTCTGCTTGAACACCTTGAACGCCCAGTGGGCCTTGCTGGGCGGGTTGCAGTCGAACAGGTAGCGCAGCTTGAGCGGCACCTCGACCCCGTTCACCAGCTGCATGACGCGCTGCGCCAGGCGGGTCAGCAGGATCTGGACGCCGGCCCACTGAATCTGGCTTGCCTCGTTCACGTAGACCGTGCAGAACTCCATGCCCAGCACCTTCTCCATGCGGTCCTTGTCGTCCAGGCCCAGGAACCAGACCACGGCGTCGCCAGGCAGCTTGAAGTAACCGTCGCTCATGTTCGTGTCCCAGTCGCGGCCCTTGACCAGCTGTGGGAAGCACACGCGCATCACCTTCGGGAAGGTGTCGAGCATGATCGAGGCCTTCAGGTGGTTGAAGCGCGAGCGCACGATGAGATGGCGCGAGCCGGGCGCCTTCAGGGCGCGGGTGACGATGTTCCGGATGATCAGGAAGGTCTTGCCCGAGCGGCCGCCGCCGAACAGCATCAACCAGGTGGCCTGGCTGGCCAGCATGGCCTGGGCCTGCTGCTGGCGCGGGGTGGGCGCGAAGCCGGTCACAGGTCGGCGTCCTGGCTGTTGAACACGATCTGCACCGGGCCGCCGTTCTCGCCGGTTACCTGCAGCTGGTTGCCGTACTTGCGCGGCTTCATGCGCTGGGCCTGCTCGACCCGGGCGTGGATGCGCAGCTTGGCCTTGCGGATCGAGTCGGCATCGGCGCGGCAGTTGTCGGCGATGTCCACAATCTCGTCGATGATGGTGTCCGCGCGCTCGTCGGTGGCGACCTCGTACAGCTTCACGAACTCGGGCTGCTCGCGCAGCCAGCGGAACACGGTGGCCTTGCTGGGCATGCCGGGCTGCTTGCATGCCGAGCGGATGCTCTTTCCCTCGGCGACGGCCGCGCAGAACTTCTCGGCGATCTCGGGGGAATAGCTGGTAGCGGTCATCGGGGTCCAGGAATAAAAAAACCCGCACAAGGCGGGCAAAGCTCGGAGCGGTTGGCAACGACCACGAGCGGAGACATCGGGAATAGGTGCCGGTGCTGTTCCCGGCCGTCAACGTCAATCCAAAGCAAAAAGCCCCGCGTCATCGCTGACAGCGGGGCTTCTCTGGTCCCTCCGGACGTGGCCCGGGCTCCCACCAGGGAACCCGAACGCGTCTTGAGTGACGGAAATAAGTTGTTGCCGGGAATGTACTGCTGAGATTCCCGACTGTCAATAAATTTCTAGCTGGAACGTTGTTTACCGATCTCGGCGGCGCCGATCAGCACGGCATCGCGCATCGCAGCGACCGTCTCACCTTCGTAGAAGTGCTTGAGCAGCGTTCCGCCGGCCGCCAAGACCTCGATACGCCGACCGCCGACGACACGGTGCATCACGTCCAGCTCCAACGCGGCAGCCAGTTCGAAGGAATCGCCGCTGAACTGCTTCGGGTTCCAGGCGGGCACGACCTCACCGTCCGCAAAGTGCAGGTTGCCGTATCCTTCGCCGTCGACCTCGCGGAACTCGGCGCCGAGGGCGCGCGCGGCCAGCTCAAGCAGCTCAAGGTCGGCGGCCGGGATTTCCTTGCGCGGGACCGCCGGCAACTCGTCCACGGTGTCTTCGTCGTCGTACGGGTTCATCCCTGCTCCTCCTCGATGTGCTCAGCCGCACATTCTATCGCGGCCTGCGCCTCGCGGAACCGCGGGACGAACTCTCGCGCCGGGAACGAGCACTTGCGCGCCACGACCTCGGGCCGGGCCTGCTCGATGTAGCACCAGTTCAGCAGCAGCCGCTGCGCGACCGGGATACGCGGCATGGCCATCTGGATCCGCGCGGCGTCCCGCGAGTCGATGCCGGTGCCCACCTGGTGGCCCGACCAGACATTGCCCAGGGCGGACCGGCGCAGGCTTTCGCAGATCGCGCCCGTCATGCTGTCAGCGCCGCGCGGGCCGCGCGCGGTGGCCCAGCGAGCCCAGTTCTCGAGCCTCCATCCGATGTCACGGCGTTCCGTCAAGCGAAGTCCACCAGCGCCCGTTCATCCTGCGCGAGCGGGTCATCGAACACGCGCGCCTCTGGAACAGGCGTCTCAGCCAGCGCCACGGTACGCACAGCCTCGGCTTCGTCGCGCGCCATCGATGCGGCCAGGCCGGCGAGCACGGTGCGGAGGGTCAGCATGTGGCCTCCGCTGGCCGAATGCTCACGACGCGATAGAGCCGCCCGCTGACGTCGATCGTGTCTCCTGGACGGAACATTTCGCCGGCGCCGCGAATCTCCGACGTGCGCCAGTTGCCACGTCCACGCGGCTTGATCGTCAAGATCATCATGCCGCTTCTCCCAGCAGATCCTCCTGCGGCCGCGCCACCGGCATGGCCGTGATCGTCACCACCACGCGCGCTTCGCCGTCCGGCTCCATGCGCTCGCTGGTGAGGCGCCGCACCCACTTGTCGTCCTCGATCGCCACGTCCTTGAGCGCGTCGAGCAGCACCTTGTTGGCGTTGTCCAGGTCCAGGCACTGCACGCCGTCATCCCAGGCCGCGCCCAGCTTGCGCTGGCGGGTCTGCCAGTCGAGCGGGCGGTGCGGGTACAGCTGGACGGCGATGGCCACGCGCCCAGCCAGCGGGCCACGGATGCCAGCCGCAGCGCAGATCGTCTCGACGGTCGACTTGTACGCCTTCGCCTCTGGCGTCACGTAGGTCATCGCCATGGCCTTTCGCGCGCCCTTGGCCGGGACCGTGCGCGTGGCCCAGTAGCGGTTTGCGCTGATGGGGTAGGGGAGGGTGAGGGTGATCATCGGCGGACCTCTTCGAAACGCTTCGCATCGCAGCCGGGGCGATCCAGCTCAGTCAAGCGCGTGGCCCAAAGCGTGTCACCGACGTTCGCATGGATCATGAAGGCGCAGCCTGTGCCATCGAAGAGGATCGCTTTGTCGAGTGCTTTGGCTGACTTCGTCTGCACTCCGCAACCAGCCAGCAGCACGGCCAGGATCAGGATTCGTTTCATCTCTCAGGTTCTCCTTGTCGTTGTCGTAGCCGCCCGGGTTGGGCGGGCGGGTGGTGCTGGTCAGGCCGCGGCGCCCTGGTCGACCGTGCTGGCGCTGCCGGCGGCGTCGGGGTTCGTCTCGGTGACGGTCCCCGTCTGGCCCAGCAGGGCCAGCACCAGGTTCTGCAGCAGCGCGTCCGGATCGAACGCCGCGGTGCGGCCGTTCTCGCTCACCGTGCGCAGCGCGTACATGCCGGCCTCGCGGATGGCGGTGACCAGCTCGGCGCGCTTCTTGTCGGTGCTGGCCTTCAGCACCGGCGCCGGCGCGACGTTGTCGCCGGGCTGGGTGAGCCAGTGGCCGTCGACCAGCAGCTGGCGCGCCGGCTCGTTGGGCTGCAGGTCGACCACGGGATCCGCCTTCGGTGCGGCGCCGGTCGACTGCACCAGGTCCTGCATGCCGATCTCGCGGTACTTGCGCTCGAAGACGTCCTTCGGGT